TGCAGATCTTGTTGCATCAGTTGTACTCTAGGATCTTGCATTATTTGTTGGTTTTGTTGTGCTTGAATTAATGCTTGGTTTCTTTGTGCAATAATTTGAGCCGCACCTGCTTGTGCTTTTGCAACTTCGTTTTCTTTTTCTGGTTGCAGTGATTCGTATTCATCATCTTTTGCAATGTTAGCCATTGTATAATCTGGAGGAGTAGGTAGTTCTGATTTACTTTCCTCTTCAATCATTTGTCTATAGATGTGAGCTTTGTGCTCTGCAATGTGAGATGAAATCATTGCCATTAATTTATTTGCCGCCTGCTGTCCCATTGCAGGATTACCACTTTGCGGTAAGTTAGATGGATCATTCATAAATGCTGTATGTACAGCTATGTGTGATTCATGGTCTTGCCAACCATATGCTTTAGTTGGTCTACCTTGCAACATAGCAAAATTTTCTGTTGCAGGATCCATTGGTTTCTCACCCATCTCTGGTAGAAGAATATCCTCTACATTCGCTATGTTTAATGCTTCATACATTCTTCTATATGCTTCACGAAGATCATGGATCTGTGGAGCAGATGTTGCCATTTGCAACTGTGTTTGTGCGAGAATAACTCGCTGTGCTGTGGAGAAAATATTAGGATCTGATACTGGGAATACATCTACCCTACCATCAAAATCCTTTTTAAATACAAACCTGCTAGTACCCTCAACTGAATAAGGATAATAGTCTGGCAAGTAGTCAGCATTGATTCTTGATAAAATCTTTAATTCTTCTTTTTGAGTATTGTGAAGTCTTTTATGGATAGAAGACATCACCTTAGTACCCTGCTCCAACAACGCTATCGTTGTCCCTACCGGAGCTTGAGTATTACCATCACCAACCTGCATGTCAGTGATAGCGGCTAGTCTTCTACCTTCATCCGTCATTGCTCCCAATAATTGTGTCAAGACTTGTGACGGCTCTTTAAATGGCAGTGGTATTACTGATTTCTTAATATCATCGCCATAACCTTCAACATCTCTAAATTCACCAAATCCAATAGGAGTGTCTCCACCCTCTACTCTCATCCCTCTGGCTTTAAAGCCTGCGGGTAGATTAGCGAACTGTCCTGCATCAATTAAAGATCGCAGTATTGTTGTAGCAGATTTTTGCAAATTGCCAAGTAAATGCACATAACCTAGTCCATAAAAACCAAATCCGGGCAAAAACTTGTAGTGAACAAAGTGTTGTATTCTTTTCTTTTCTGGATCAGACTCACTGTAATTAGCACGGATGCTAAGTATCTTTGATGTGTCTTTGCATATTGTAACTATGTAAGGAAGACCAATACCTTCATCGTCTTGGAATCCTTCTAAGTCTAAATCAACATGCATTTCCAAAAGAGTATACACTTTATCCTTGGAGGAAACGTCTCTTGAAAAACCTTGAACTTCTTGTATCTTATTTTCTATTTCACCTGTTTCTGGTATGGCACTTTCCATCATGTCCATATCTGCATAGAAACCAGATGCAATTTTCTTTCTTAACTCATTCTCTGTAATTTTAATTACATGAGTATATCTTCCAGATGATCTTAAATCTGGCGTATCATAAGATACAACAAAATCTTCTACTGGTATAAATCTAGAAATTGGTCTAGCTACACCATCATCGTAATAAATCTTTTTAAAACAACTACCAACAATAGGTAAATAGAAAAGCATTTGATCTAAATCATCAAAGAACTCTTCCATCACCTCAGTGATTTGATAGTTCATAAAGTGTCTTACTCTCTCTGCTTGTTTTATTTTATCAGAAGAAGACACACCTACTACTTTGGTCTTTACCGGCCCATTAGCAGGATATAATTCTTTAATAGCTTGAGATTGAAACTGCACTGCGGCTTCTACCATCAATGGATGATGGGCGGCACATGCACCTTCAAAAGGTCTATGCGTATCTTCTAGTTTTAATCCTAAAAGATCTATACCTTTTTTCATTGTAGCTTCGTATTCGCTACGACTTCTTTTGTCTGACTCGTATTGATTAATCAACATGTCAGATAGCATGTCTGCTGATTCCTCATCCATGTCTTGAACAAGGTTATCGTTGACCTCTACCTCTATTGTTGTCTGGTTAATAACTTCATCTGGAGTTATTACCTCAACATTCTCCATCTTGACTGTTTGATCAAACTCTGATGTTGTTTCTCTTACCATTTATTACCAATAACTTCCCGTTGGTTTAGATTGTTCTGTTGGTATATCCTGTGGATGTTCCACAAAAAACCCTTGTCGTAATCTAATTAACGCTTGAGTCGTAGAATCTACTAAATCATCGTAATTAGATGACGGAAACTGTGCACATTGGTTGACTACATCCTCTGCCCACCATTTAGATGGCGGATACCAAACTCTTCCTGCCTCAAATAGAGGCGTAACGGAGTGTGCTCTTGTTTTTTTATCTGCTCTCCTAGGATTAAAAGGCGTAATTGGTATTCCTGCCCTTTGTAATTCCTGTATTAACGACCATCCAGATGCTTTTGCCTCTATAAGTACCACATCGGGACTAAAATCGTTGTATAATTGTATAGCTTCAGACTTTAATTCTGGAAATGCCCATCGTTCTCGTCTTGCACTAAGCAATATTGCATGTTGTATATCATTTTTTTCAAATATACCCCATGTAGTAACAGCAGAATAGTCACTTGTCTGCTTTGTTGTATATGCAGTATCCCACGATTGCAAGATATAACTACATTCTGGCGGATTTTCTTCTTCCCAAGGCATCCACCACTGCCTTTTTATAATATTACCCTCTTCCGCACTTGGCCTTTGCATGTATAGAGAGTTCCATTCTCTACTTCCTGCGGTTTTGCGGATCTCATCAAGCCTATCTTTACTATATGCTTGAGGCCAAAGGGCTTCACCCTTTGGTCTTTTCAAAATTTTTGACGCTTTTTCGTCTAATATTGCCGGTAGCTCTACTATCTCCCATGGTTCATGGGTTGTCTCTCGTAATATCCACCCTGCTAGATCATCTTCATGCCATCTTGTTTGAATTAAGATGATGGCACCACCGGGTTGTAATCGAGAATACGCAGTAGATCTATACCAATCCGTAAGATTTGATCTCATCGCCTCCGAATCAGCATCTTCCCTACCCTTAATAGGATCATCAATTAGTAGTAAGTGTGCACCTCTACCTGTAATTGCCCCGCCTGCACCCACGGCATAGTACACACCACCACCGGTGGTATGGAATCTTCTAACAGAACTACTATCCCTTGACAAGTTACAATTTTCAAAGATGTTTTGAAAGTCCTCATCCTGTATCTGGTTGCGAACTGATCTTCCAAAATCGTCTGCTAGATCTTGTGCGTATGTGGTTGCAATAACATACTTGTCTGGATTACGGCCCAGAAACCATGCGGGAAAAAATTGTGATGTGAGTTGGCTCTTTCCATGCCTTGGTGGCATAAATATAGCTAATCTCTTTACTTCACCTCGTTCTACAGCTTCTAGCTTATCTGCTAGTAGTTGTATGTGCTGTGGTGTTTGATAGTCTGGCATTTGGAACTTTGCATATTCCAAGACAGACTCTTGAATCTTTGTCTTTTTTTCTAGTTTGTTTAGTTGATTTACTGCCTTTTGCAGTGCTTGTAATTTATTTATTTGTTCTGCACTGATTGGCATTTTTTAGACATAATAATTCAGTATGGAATTATAGCATAATTAAAAAAAATTCGCAAGGAATCCTTTTATTTTATAGGGGGGTGGTTCTGGTATGGTGTTATAATATATCTAGATGGCTGTATGGATGTTATATGATACATGCGTGTATGGGGGGTGGGGGTGTTTATGTGGTCATCCCACCTATCTTACACCACCAAGCCCAGCGATCCTATCCGCCCTAGTGTGTCTTCTTGCTCTCGCCATCTTCCGCATCTTCTGGCCTCATGTCTAGATCTATCATAAGTTTATTTATATATTGTTTTAGTTCGCTTTGTGATAACTGTTCTATATTAGTTAGTTCTGTGCGTTCTGATACTCCACCCGTTAAGACTTGCGTATGCTTGGAAACAGACAAGGCAAGATCTCCAAGTGATTTTATTTGTTCTGGTTTAAGGTTTAGATCTAATGCGTTTAGTTCTTGGTTTATTCTGGTCAATAGTTTCTTGTTAATCTCTTGTAATTCGCTGATCTCGTTGAAAGTCTTTTCACTTATTTCTGTACTGTGTTTCTCTTGTAGTTTCTTTCTGGCCTTGTAGTCGGTTTCTTGTGCTATTTTAACCCAATCGAAGCGATTACACCACCTTTTAAGCGTGTCATAGCTTGGTGCGTTGTTTCCTAGTGTTTTATG